GTAGAGGAATGAATACATGGCTATATCAGGAACCGTTGGGCAAACCGTAATCAATGTACAGCAGCTTATAGATCACGGCGCTCGTCGTTGCGGGAAACTCGCAGAAGAACTGACCTCAGAGCAACAGGTATCCGCAAGGTAGAGCCTGTTTTTCCTGCTTTCTAATCTTATCAATCTTGGCATCCAGTATTGGGCTATTGATAAGCACGTTTTTGGTCTTAATGCCAATCAATATATCTATGAATTGCCTCTAGGGGCAAATGATGTATTGAATGCGCTATATCGGCGTATGAATCGTCCTACGCCTAATGCTACGGGCGGCTATATCAATACAGGTGGTGGTGTAACTGTTAATGCTTTTGACAGTGACATTGATACTTACTGCCAGCAAACTATTGCGAACGCGACCATAGGTATAAATTACGGTCAGAATAACCCGATTTATGCTGGTTCCATTGGTATTTTGCCTTATGTGGCGAATATAGGAAGTGCTAGTTGGTCTTTTGTGCTTGAGTATTCTTCTGATGGGGCTACATGGAATACTCTGGAAGATGTCGGCACTGTGACTGTTACTGACGATCAATGGCTTTGGTATGACATTGACCCCGGTCAGACTTGCCAGTATTACCGTATTCGCTCTTATAACGGCACAACGCTTGCCCTGCGTGAGTTTTACGTTGGGAATAACAGCACCGAGATTACGATGGCGCGGTTGAATCGTGACGATTACACGAACCTGCCGAATAAGAACTTTACTGCCAATCAGCCCTTCCAGTATTGGTTTGATCGGACTATCCCGCAACCGAAGATGTATTTGTGGCCTACGCCTTCTGATCCTTTTGTGCAGATGACGGTCTGGTATTCGCGCCAGATTCAGGATGTGGGTGCGCTACAGAATCAACTGGAAATCCCGCAACGATGGTATGAGGCTACTGTGATGATGCTCTCTCACAGGATGGCGCTGGAATTGCCGGGGGTAGCTATGGATCGTATCGGGTATTTGGAAAAGATGGCAGATATGTATCTGTCGCAAGCCGAGGCTGAAGAGCGCGACAAATCTCCGATTTATTTGGCACCGAATATTTCGGTATATACCAAATAGGGATAGATAATGCCTCGTTTTCTTGACACGCATGGCTTATCCGACATTGCGATATTTGTCTGTGACAGGTGCAAGATGAAGAGGCCGCACGCGGAAGCCAGAAATGATCCGAATTTCCCCGGTCTTTTGGTGTGCGCTCAGGGGTGTGCTGATCAGAAAGACCCTTATAGGCTTCCTGCGAGACAGACAGAGCGAATTACTATTCGTTTTCCGCGTCCGGATGTCAGTGTTGCGGTTGATCCTAACAATTTGACCACTGGTGATTACGGTGGTTATGTAATTTCTACAGATACCAGTGGTGGAATTGTGCAAACTGACGGTAATTTGGATGGATTGCGTGTAACTCCGTCTCCAGACTAATGGCTAACGTAAAAATAAATGATCTACCTGCGGCGCAGCCTCTTACGGGGTCTGAGTCTGTTCCTGTTGTGCAGGATGGAATTACCGTCAGGACGACTACGGGGGCTATTTCGGCGGCTCCCTCTCAGACGCAGACGTTCATTACGGTCAATCAAGAGCCTACTTTGCCGAATAGCAGGGCGCTTTCCAGCGTTTCTGGCATTGGGATTACGGATAATGGCGCACAATCGACCATAAGTCTGTCTTTGCAGGGGGCTGCGGCTTCATTAAACGCTGCTGGAGAGGGTTTTGCGGTAAAAACGGACGCAAATACCATAACCCCGCGAGAAATCGCTGTAAGCGGCTCTGGAATCGTTATAAGCGATGGTGATGGGCAGGCTGGAAACCCGACAATTAGCCTAGATGGGCTGGTTTCTTCGTTGGCTAACGTATCTGGCGCTGGAATTGCTGCTTTCCCTAATAATGGGACGGTAGTTCCGCGTATTTTGACTGGAACGGCGGGAGACATTTCCGTTACCAATGGAGATGGCGCTGCTGGAAATCCTGTTTTTGACCTTGTAAATACGGCTGTTACCCCCGGAACATACGGATCGTCTACCCAAGTTCCTGTGGTAACGGTGGATGATAAAGGCCGAATTACATCTGCAACTTACGCTTCTATTGCTGCTGGCGGAACTGTTACTTCTGTTTCTGCATTGACTTTGGGAACATCTGGAACTGACCTTAGTTCTACGGTTGCCGATCCCACCACAACGCCTGTTATTACGTTGAATGTTCCTACTGCCTCTGCCATTAATCGCGGGGTTTTAAGTCCGACAGACTGGACTACGTTTAACAATAAGGGTAACGGAACTGTTACTGCTGTTTCTGTTGCAAATGCCAATGGTTTTTCTGGCGCTTCTAGTGGAGGCGCAACTCCAGCCCTTACCATTTCAACAACAATTTCAGGGATTTTGAAAGGCGATGGAAATGCAATTAGTGCCGCTACATCAGGCACTGATTATGCGCCAGCTACCAGCGGAACAAGTATTTTGTATGGAAACGGTTCTGGTGGATTTAGTAATGTAACGATTGGGAGTGGTGTTTCTTTTGCTGGGGGAACTCTATCTGCTACTGGTTCTGGCGGTACGGTAACAAGCATTACCGCTGGGACTGGATTGACTGGTGGAACCATTACATCCAGCGGAACTATTGCAATTGACAATACTGTTGTTGCAACACTTGCCGATACTCAGACGCTGACTAATAAAACGATTAGTGGCGCAAGCAATACCCTTTCCAATATTGGAAATTCCAGCCTTACAAATAGTTCTGTGACTATTAATGGTTCTACTGTAAGTCTTGGCGGTTCTACTACTATTACTGCAACCGCTACAAACGCGCTGACTATTGGGACTGGATTGTCTGGAACGTCGTATAACGGTTCTGCTCCAGTTACGATTGCCATTGATTCGACGGTTGCAACGCTGACAGGAACGCAAACGCTGACCAACAAATCAATCAGCGGATCAACAAATACTTTCACCAATATACCCAATAGTGCGCTGACAAATAGTTCTCTGACTATTGGATCAACTTCGGTATCTTTGGGCGGAACAGCGACCACGTTAGCGGGGTTGACTTCAATCACGCTTACTCAAGATCCTACCTCTGACCTTCAGGTAGCTACCAAGCAATATGTAGACTCTATTGCTTCTGGTCTTAATTATCATCAGCCGGTTAATTACGCCTCCACAACTACTCTTCCGGCGTATACATACAACAATGGAACTCTTGGTGTTGGCGCAACAATTACTGCCAATGCTAATGGTGCCTTGTCATTTGGTGGTGGATCACCGACTGCTGGACAACGGTTGTTGGTAAAAGATGAGGCTGGGGCTAATCAGCCTTACAACGGTATTTATACGGTTACGCAGGCGGGTAGTGCTGGAACGCCATTTATTCTGACTCGCGCAACCGATTACGATTCTAGTGGTTCAGGAACAAACGAGATTGATGCAGGGGATTATGTTCTGGTTTTGTCTGGAACTAATGCATCGACTGCATGGGTTCAACAGACACCGCTACCGATTGTTGTAGGGACGACTGCTATTGTTTTCCTGCAATTCAATTCGCCTATTACTTATACCGCAGGAACTGGTCTTAATCTTTCTCCTGCAACCACATTTAACATCAGCAATACTGGTGTTACTGCCGCAACTTATGGTTCTGCTTCCAGTGTTCCTGCTATTGCGGTAAACGCGCAGGGTCAGATTACTTCGGCAACAAATACCTCAATTGCCATTAACGGCAATCAAATTACTTCTGGAACTGTTGGATCTTCATATATCAGCGGTTCTTATACCGGAATTACAGGTGTTGGGACTCTGACCGCCGGAACATGGAATGCCACGCCTATTGGTAATTCTTATCTGGCAAATTCCAGCATTACGGTTAATGGAAATAGCGTCAGTCTTGGCGGCAGCACAACAGTAACTGCAAATACTACAAACTCACTTACATTTAATAATGGTGGGGCTGGCGCGGCATCTGGAACTGCTTTTAATGGCGGCACCGCTTATACCATCAGTTATAACACTGTTGGCGCTTCCCCTCTGGCGGGAAGTTCAAGCCTTACGACTGTCGGAACCATTTCATCCGGCACTTGGAATGGATCAACGATTGCTGTTGGATATGGCGGGACAGGGCAAACAAGTTATACAAACGGTCAGTTGCTGATTGGCAATACCTCGACTACAGGTCTTACCAAAGCAACCTTGACAGCCGGTTCTGGCATCTCAATTACCAATGGTAACGGATCAATTACTATTGCCTCTACAGGGGGCAGTGGTACGGTTACTTCTGTAGCGCAGACATTTACTGGTGGATTGATTTCGGTTTCTGGCTCACCGATTACAAGTAGCGGCACGCTGGCTTTGACGGTTGCGGGGACTTCTGGCGGGATACCGTATTTTTCAAGCGCGTCAACATGGGCTTCTTCGGCGGCATTGACAGCAAACGCTCTTGTGATCGGCGGTGGGGCTGGGGTTGCGCCAAGCACAACCACTACCGGAACGGGTGTTCTGACTGCTTTGGGAGTCAATACAGGCACCGCAGGCGCATTTGTGGTTAATGGTGGGGCTTTGGGGACTCCGTCTTCGGGAACGGTCACAAACCTTACAGGAACGGCGTCAATCAACATCAATGGCACAGTGGGGGCTACTACAGCCAATACTGGCGCATTTACGACCATTTCCGCGTCTGGTGTCATTACCTCGACCGTAGCGACCGGAACGGCACCTTTTACGGTAGCCAGCACGACTCAGGTGGCGAACCTGAATGCCGCTACCGCAGGAACGGCTACGAATGCCACAAATACGGCAGTTACGTCTAATTCAACGAATGCCACAAATTACTTGACTTTTGTTAATGCCACTACCGGCAACTTGGGTCAATTGGTAAACTCTTCAATAATTTGCAATCCGTCTACTGGTGCAATTACTGGTGGAATTTCAGGAGGCACATTCTAATGTCTGCAACCGGCTACACCCCAATTTCTCTCTACTACAGCACGACAGCCTCTGCTGCGCCGACTGCTGGTAATCTCGTTAATGGCGAACTTGGCATCAATATTACAGATGGCAAGCTTTATTACAAGGATAATCTAGGCGCTGTTCAGCTTATCGCCAGCAAATCGGGCGCATCTGGGTCTGTTACCAGTGTTGCTCAATCTTTTACAGGTGGCCTGATTTCTGTCAGTGGCTCTCCGATTACGACTTCTGGAACACTTGCTCTGACTGTTGCAGGCACTTCAGGTGGCGTGCCTTATTTTTCCAGCGCATCTACTTGGGCATCTTCTTCTGCTCTGACCGCAAATGCTCTGATGATTGGTGGTGGCGCTGGTGCTGCTCCGTCAACAATTACCACAGGAACTGGTGTCGTTACTGCTCTTGGGGTTAATACTGGTTCTGCTGGAGCATTTGTTGTAAACGGCGGCGCTCTTGGCACTCCTTCTAGCGGAACGCTTTCCTCTTGCACTGTAGATGGTACGGATTCAGTTGGTTTTAGAAACATACCCATCAATTCTCAATCTGCCGCTTACACATTGGTATTGGCAGATTCTGGTAAGGCAATTTTGCATCCTTCGACCGATGCAAACGCTAGAACATTTACTATTCCTGCTAACGGTTCGGTTGCGTATGCTATTGGAACTGCGCTCACATTCATCAATATGACTTCTCAAGTTGTGACCATCGCAATTACTACCGATACGATGTATTTGGCTGGTTCTGGAACAACTGGATCTCGCAGCCTTGCTCAATATGGTGTTGCTACAGCCATAAAAATGACTAGCACAACTTGGATTATTAGCGGGTCGGGGCTTACATAATGAGTGCAGTTCAACAAGCTGTTGTAGCAACCTTCAAAGGATCAGCGGTTACGCCCACCGTAGAATATTTGGTTATTGGTGGTGGCGGCGGCGGATTTTCCAACGGTGGTGGTGCAGGGCAAGTAAAAACAGCTACTGGTTTTGCGGTAACTGCTGGAGTTTCTATTACTGTTACTGTTGGTGGAGGTGGTGCGGGTGGCGGAGGGAATGGAACTTCTTCTGTATTCTCCACTATTACATCTTCTCCAAACGGCGCAAGCGGTGCTTCTGGTAATGGATATGCTGCAGGAAGTAGCGGAGTTTGTACTTGTAATAATTCATTTGGTTATGGTGGAGGCGGGGGTTCTACAGGGGCTGGCGGTGCCGGATATTACACTTATGGTGGAGGTTCTGGAGGAACAGGAACTACGTCAAGTATTTCCGGTGCCTCAGTAAATTACGCTGGTGGTGGAGGTGGTGTTGGCTCAGCTAGTTTAGCTGGGGGGTCAGGATCTTCTGGTGGTGGAAATGGTGGCGTTTATACCGTTTCAAGCGCAACAGCAGCATCGGCAAATAGTGGTTCTGGTGGTGGCGGCGATTACGGAAGCGGAGCAGCGGGAGGGTCGGGAATTGTAATTATTAGATATTCCAATACATATCCTGCTGCGACTAGCACAACTGGATCGCCTACTATTAGTAATACTGGCGGTTACCGTATTTATAAATGGACTGGATCAGGAAGCATCACATTTTAATATGGCACATTTTGCTGAAATAAATGAACAAGACATTGTTATGCGAGTAATTGTTGTCCACAACAATGAGATTGTTGACGAAATTGGTAATGAGTCTGAACAAAAAGGCATTGATTTTTGTAAAAATTTGTTTGGTGGAAACTGGATTCAAACAAGCTATAACAATACATTTCGTAAAAATTATGCCGGAATTGGATTTACTTATGATAGAAAAAGGGATGCTTTTATAGCACCTCAACCAGACCCTTCTTATACTTTTGACGAATCTACCTGTCGATGGATTGCGCCTAACAATTCTGTTAAGTCAGGTGTAACTCATGTTTTTAATTAAAAAAGATTGCAGCGTAGGAAAACTTAATTTTTTTATTTTTCAAAAAAAAGAGGCTGGCGTGATGTTAGATATGCATGATCATACGCCAGAAAATGACCACATTACGATTGTCTTGCAAGGATCAATAAAAGTTAATTTCAAAAGCGGAACTCCAGATTTAATTTGTAATTCAGGATCCATAGTTTCACTGGAATATCCGCATGAAATAACCGCATTAGAATCTAACACAAAAATTGTAAATATTATCAAAAACTAAATGTTAAAAATGGAAAATATTAATCTGTCTGTTCAAGTAGTAAACGCCATTCTTAATTATCTTGGATCTCGTCCGTATATTGAGGTTTCATCGTTGATTACTGCTATTCAAAAAGAAGCGGAATCTCAAGCTAAACCTGAAGAGGCTAAAAATGAGTGAAAAATGGATTCAGAAAGCCATTAAGAAGCCGGGTGCGTTGCGGTCTGCTCTTGGCGTGAAGGAAGGCAAAAAGATTCCTGCCAAGAAGCTTGAGGCGGCGGCGAAGAAGCCCGGAAAGATTGGGCAACGCGCTCGTCTTGCGAAGACCTTGCGGGGATTTGACTAAAATGGACTTACAGACTGCTTTTAATGTTGTTATGAGTTTGGCTGCGTTCATGGGTGGATATATTCTTAATCGCATTACGAGCAGTCTGGATAAATTGGATGACGATGTAAGGTCTATGCCCATGAAGTATGTTGCTAAAGATGACTACCGAAGGGACATAGATCATTTGACTAATATTTGCCAACAGATTTTCAACAAACTTGATGGCAAAGTTGATAAATGATCGACCCCGTATCCATAGGTCTAGCCGTAGCGGGTGCTAAAACGGCGGTCAATATGATCCGCGAGGCGATCAATGTCGGCCATGACATTGCCTCAATGACCAAAGAATTGGGATCGTTTTTTACGGCTCAAGGTGAAGTAGAGGCGGCGGCAAAAGAGGCCGAGGCAATACGGAAAGATCCCAAGCGCAACAAGGAAAAGTCTGCAACGTCTATTGCGATGGATTGTGTGTTACGCGCCGAGGAATTGCGGGCTGCCGAGCAGGAATTGCGCGATATGTTCGCCCTGCAAGGCAAATTGGATATGTATAAGCGCATGTGTGGTATCCGCGCCAATATCATTGAATCCAGACAGCAAGAGATACGCGATCAAAACAAGATTGAACAGCAAAAAGTAAAAAAAAAGAAGCCCGTATTAACGCAATCAAAGACTTCTTTCTTTCTATTTTTACCGCAGTTGTCATTTACCTGCTCTTTATCGGCTGCGTCTATTTAGCGGTGGTAATGGTAATTTACATGCACGAAATTCTTTCTTTTTTTAGATATGCTTTTCCAGAACTGTATAGGTGATATATGTTCCCGATAGCCGGATTGCTTGAAATTGGCGGCAAGATTCTTGACAAGGTTTTGCCCGATCCTGAAGCCAAAGCCAAGGCGCAGATGGAACTTGCCAAACTCGCTCAAGATGGCGAACTGGCGAAGATGGCAAACGAAACCAAGCTGTTTGAGTTGGAGCAGAACAATCTGACTGACCGGCTCAAGGCAGATATGGCCTCGGATTCGTGGCTGTCCAAGAATATCCGGCCAATGACCCTGATTGCGATCCTGTCGGGATATTTCACGTTTGCCATGATGAGCGCCTTTGGTATGGATACCAACAAAACCTACGTTGAATTGCTTGGTCAGTGGGGAATGTTGATTATGTCGTTCTACTTTGGCGGTAGGACGCTTGAGAAGATCATGGACATGCGGAGTAGGCAATGAGCACTAAAGACTTCTGTATTGCGGTATCAACGCTTTCTTTGTCGGCTGTAGTGGTGGCAATGTGCGGGATGTTTGCCTATGCCATTCTTGATCCGACGGTGGAAGATAAGGTGGTCTTTGACGTAATCGGCCCCGCCTTCCAGACCATTGTGGGCGGTTTTATCGGGCTGATTACTGGAATCAAGGTAGGCGAGGCCAAGGAGCCTAAAGATGATTGAGAATTGGGAAAAATCTTTTGAGCATGTAATTGCCAGTGAAGGGGGATACGTTAATGACCCACATGATCATGGTGGTGAAACTAATTTGGGAGTCACTAAAGCAGCTTGGTCGGAATATCTCAAGCGCCCTATCCAAGATGGGGAAATGAAGGCGTTGACCAAATCCGAGGTAAAACCCTTTTATAAGACAAGGTATTGGGATGTGTGTCATTGTGACGTTCTGCCTGCTGGTGTGGATTATATGGTGTTTGATCTAGCCGTTAACGGTGGTGTTGGTCGTGGTGCCAAGATGCTGCAAACGGTTGTGGGCGTGAATGCAGACGGAGCAATTGGCCCTGCTACGCTAGCGGCTTTGACCGCGATTAAAGACGAGCCTAAAGTAACCATTAAAAAGATGTCTGCTTACAAAGAGGCTTTCTATAAAGCGATTGTTGCTTCAAAACCTGATCAGGAGAAGTTTTTGAAAGGCTGGCTTAACCGTGTTGCTGCTGTTGAAAAACTTGCCGAACAAATGGTGACTTAAATGACAACCGCTTCCGTAATGACTTACGATTCGCTGGTATTGAATATCCAGCAGTATCTTGAACGGACAGATGAGCAGACTATTGCTCAGATTCCTAATTTCATCATGTTGGCAGAGCAGGTCATTGCCAGCCAAATCAAGTTTCTGGGTAATTTGACGGTTGCAGAAAGCACGATGACCACTGGTAATCCGGTGCTGGATAAGCCTGTGCGGTGGCACAAAACGGTATCCATGAATGTCACGGTAGATGGCGAAAGGCAACCTATTTTCCTGCGGAAGTATGAATACCTGCGGGAATATGCGCCTAATTCTACGGATCAAGACACTCCCAAATATTACGCAGATTACGACTATACCCACTGGCTTGTAGCGCCTACGCCGGATCAAGATTACTCGTTTGAGATTCTGTATTACGAGCGTGTTCAGCCGCTGGATTCAACGAATCAGACAAACTGGTTTACGATTTATGCGCCGCAAGCATTGCTTTACGGGTCACTTTTGCAGGCAATGCCTTATCTTAAAAACGATGAGCGCATACCTATGTGGCAGCAACAATACGATTTGATTATCAACACGCTCAAGCAAGAAGACATTCTCCGCACTGGGGATCGTCAAGCGGTTGCAATGGATAGCTAGGAGTAAATATGTCTTATAACTCGCCGTTTACGGGAAACGTAATCCAGCCGACTGACGTTTCTTTTGAGGCTATTACCATTACTGAGAATACTCAGCTTTTCTGGCCTTTTGATGGAAATGGTACTGAGACTTACGCAGCAAGGATTATGGAGGTTTCCGCGAGTTCCGCAGGGCTGGAATTGTGGATGCCGCCTGCTAATCAGGCTTCTGTAGGACAGGATGCCCTTATTCGTAATGTTGGTAGCTATTCTTTTACGGTTAAAGATTATGCCGGAACGAATACCATCATTACCATTGGAACAAGTGCTACCGCCAATTCTGAGTATATTTACATTACTGACAATGGTGATGAGCAGGGAACTTGGGGAAGAATTGCATTTGGTGCTGGTACTGCCAGCGTTGATGCTGCGACGCTTGCCGGATATGGATTGGTCGCGCAAAACACTACGCTTAATCAATCTTCGCCCGTTACCACTACATCTAGCAACGCAACATTAACTTCTACTGATCGTGGTGGACTTCTTGTGTGGACTGGTGGCGCTGGAACTCTAACTCTTGATCTTGCATCTACGCTTGGTAATAACTGGTTCACGCAGATTCGCAATGAAGGAACAGGTCTTTTAACTGTAGCCTGTAGTGGTTCTGATACTTTTAACGGTTCTGCCACTGTTGGTTTGCAGCCTAGTGACTCTTGTTTTATTGCTTGTTCTGGTAATTCTTTTTACTCTGTTGGTCTTGGCAGAAACACGCAGTTTAATTTTAGCTTGTTGGTTAAGACTGTTAGTTCTGGGACATATACTCTTACGTCTTCCGAGGCTTCTAACGTCATTCAAAAATACGTTAGCAGCGGCAATTTGACAGGAAATGTGACGATTATTGTTCCTCCGACTATTCAGGTTTACTACATTGAGAATGCTACGACCAATGGTGCGACAGCTTATACGGTAACGATTACTACAAATACTGGTGGATCTACGGCAAGTTTGACGCCGGGACAACAAGCAACGCTTATTTGTGATTCTCAAAACATTTTGAATGCAAATAACGTAACGGCTGGTTCTGCGTCTTATAGCCTTCCTAATGGTTCTGCTGGTTCTCCGTCTCTGTATTTTGCATCTGAGACAAATACTGGTATTTACAGGGCTGGTTCTGGCAGTTTTGACATTACCGTTCTTGGCACAAACCAATTTTCCCTGACATCTTCTGGTGCTGTTATCCCTAGCGGAATTTCTGGTGGGACGTTTACATGACCAAAAAAGTCTTTGCTCTTGACACTAAGTCAGGCATTCAGCGTGACGGAACTGTGCTGGATAAGCAGTTCTATAACGATGGTGAATGGGTAAGATTCCAGCGTGGTCGTCCGCGTAAAGTGGGAGGTTATCGTCAGATGACCAACCAGATTACCGGATATTCGCGGGGTATTTATCTTGACTCAGAAAACGGCGTAAATCGTGTATTTAACGGGTATAGCGACGGTTTACAGCGGTTTGAATGCAACAATAATGGTATTGGGTCAGGAGTAACGGATTACACGTTTACAAGCCATTTTACGGCTTCCAACAAGAATCTCTGGCAGTTTGATGGATTCTTTGATGCTACGGGTGGGAACGATAATCTGTTGCTTGCTCACCCCGGCCAAAACCTTGCGGCCATTGACAATACAATAGATACAACTGTTTTGGCGGGTGATCCTGCCGGAAACACAATGTCTCCGCTTCAGGATACGCAGGGATCCAGTCCTACCAATGATTATATTGACGTATCTGGCGGGGTTGTGGCTTTGCATCCGTATGTTTTTGTTTACGGTAATAACGGGCTTATCAAGAATTGTTCTGCTGGTAACGTATTTGACTGGAATTCGCCTGATTCCAACGAGGTAAATGTTGCCAGTCAAAAGATTGTTAAGGGATTGTCTGTGCGTGGTGGTTCTAATGCGCCTTCTGGCTTGTTCTGGGCGTTAGACTCGTTGATTCGTGTTAGCTATAACCCGACAACTATCAGCACAGGTTCTGGAACGCAACAGCTTTTCTGGCGATATGACATTATTGGTAGTTCTTCCATTCTTTCCAGCCAGTCTGTCATTGAATATGACGGAATTTACTTCTGGGTTGGAAGTGATAGATTTTTTGCTTATAACGGCTCAATTGTTGACCTGCCGAATAACATGAACCAGAACTACTTTTTTGACAATTTGAATTACGCGCAACGTCAAAAGGTTTGGGCTTCCAAAGTTACCCGATTTGGTGAGATTTGGTGGTTTTATCCTCGCGGTGATTCTACCGAATGTAATGACGCGATTATCTACAATATCCGCGAAAAGGTATGGTATGACGCTGGACAGGCAATAGGTTCTTACAGGACTGCCGGATATTACTCACAGGTCTTCCATTACCCTATTTGGGCTGGTGAAGATTTGAGTGTTCAAGAAACTGTAATTGCTCAAAATATACAAACTACAAATGGAAGTGCGGTAATAGTTACAGATATCAGTAATGCTTTTTATGTTGGAATGATTGTTGTTGCTAACGGGGTGCCGGATGGGGCTACTGTTTTGTCTATAGCGCCCGGTGCTGCTGGCAAATACAACATTACATTATCTGCAAATTGCATTGCAACCGCGACTGTTTCTGCTCAATTTCAGTCTGTTCCTAATCAAATAAGTCTATGGCAGCATGAGGTAGGAACTGATCGTATAGAAGGGCAAAACGAGTTTGCTGTTAGGTCTTCTTTTGAAACAAATGATCTTGGTTGGGT